ATTATGTGTATGGAATTATGTTGAGGGTTTGCCTCTGGCCTGAATGCCAGCAAAGGGTGGGCGAGTGAAGTAGTGATTCCGCACAGAGGGCGGCTTGCCCGTCTAGCAGTGCGTGAAGATGGTGAAAGAGAATTGCTTTGCCAATGAAGCCCGTACACATAATTCCCATAATACGCCTATCTTTAAGACAATTTGTTGCATAATTGTCTTTATTGTTTTAGAACAATAGTACTTAAAACTCATTACTTCTGAGGTAGTTATGAAGAAAATTGTTCTTTTGCTCGTTCCTTTTGCTTTCTCTATCCAGGCAGCTCAAGATCCAACTCAATCCAGTAAGATGAAAAATTTCAACCCTGAATATATAAAAGCAGCAAACGAGATTGATACATCAAAATACTGTTTCTACGATGATAAGCTAGCCCCTCGTAATGCTGTTGTTGAAATGGGGGGTGGCGTTTTGATGCAGTGTAAAAACGTTAACGCATTTGGTAATGAGGTTCAGCTTCGATGGGAACCTTATGGCAAAAATTAACTACTTTAACTAGAGTTTTTATATGTCAAATTCAGTCAAGAAGTCATTGAAACGTAAGAAAAAAGCCAAACAGTCCCGAGTAATAAAACAGCAAAAAAAGGATCAAAAAAATGCACTTGTACTAACCCCAAAAGGGATAGAAATGAGTAAGCTTTTTAAATCTTTAGCTGAATCACCATTGACTGAAATTGTTCAACCATCAGTTGGTGTTTACCGTGATAGTCAGGGCACGTTTATGCGTGTTTTATCTGTATCCGATAGGGATGAAAATGGGGATTTTACCGTTTCATTTTGTGAAATAGACGCTATTTCAGGTTTAGATGCTACAGAGCCAGAGTTTCAACAAGCTATGGAGTGGGCCCAAATGTCCGCTATTTATGAGCTCGAGCTTTTAGTAGAATAGTTTTAAAGGGCTGATTTTATTCAGCCTTTTTTATTGTGACTCATTTCTTCCATTATACTGACAATTGCGAATGCTTGGCGTTCACCAAAGCCCGCTTTGGTTAATTTCGTCACACCGTAACAAACTCTATCGTATTCTGCTTTAACATCTGGGTTCTTAAGCGACTTTTCTTTTAACAGCTCAAGTTCGCTCATGCGGCTTAGTATTATTGAGCCATCTCCAGTTTCATCCCATTGGATGAGATCACCATCTTGCCAATTTAACTCTTCTTGATATTCGTCTGGTAACCTGAAAAAGAGTTCACCTTCTTCCGTTTTTTCAACTTTGACTTTCATGTTATGGCTCCATCATGGGCAATTTTCAGTTTGGGTGTTCTGTTACACCCAAACTAACTCCGGACTTCCGGAATTTACTCCTTTCTTTTTTCCTCGTCTTCTCTCAATCTTTTATGGAAAAGCTCTAGTTCCATATCCTGAGTTCTTTCTGCATTGCTCTTGTGTAGTAATGCAGCAATCACGTTTTCAAGCGTCTTTTTGTCCTCATCCGTAAGCTGGTTAGCAAGTTTTAGATAGACCTTTATGTTTGCATCTCTAGCCGCTACTTCCTTTCCGAACAGTGCATTGATAGATGTTCCCAGCATCTCTGCAAGTTTTGGTATCTGTTCTGCTTTGGGTGATGTTTTTCCATTTTCCCATTTGGAATACGTTACTGTTGAAACACCCATGCTTTCAGCCATTTGCTCAATGGTAAAGTTTCTTTTAATACGCCAACGCTTTATTTCATCTTGAAACATCTCTAGGACTCTGGTTGTTAAGTTTTCTTCATTGTAACCCATACTTTTCTTTACTCCCTTCTGCCATTAAGTTATCTTATTGTACAACATTAAGAATACTTGTCTTGACAGGGTTTTGGGGTAGCAATGAAACGCTCATTCGTCGAGTGGTTTATCGACAAGCTAAATATGCAGCAAGTCCATCCGGAAGGTGGGCTTCCTGTTGTTGGCAAGGAGCTATTCTGGCGTGTAGATGCCGCTACGGGTGAATCAACTCAACCCTCTCCAACTCCTTTTCGTTTGGAAGGTAGCTTTAGTAGCTTAATTACTGTTCGTTGTGATGGCTACAAAGTCAGCGTTGAAGGGAACCCATCGAGATGGATGAGAATGGATAACCTTTTCGGTTTTAAAACTATTGATGAATGTGTCGCGGTCTATAACTGCATATTAAAACAGTGTGGATTGCCAGCTTTCACCAAGTCTACTCGCGTTTACTTTAGACAGACCGATGAATCAAAAAAGGCTCTATTAGAGTCGGATGGTGCTGTCATAAAACACATTGATTTCACAAGGAATCTTTCTGTTGGTGAAGGCAATGAAATAGCTTATTTACGAGCCATTTCAGGACAAACAATTGGACGTTCTAAGGTCGGGTATCTTTATCCTAATCAGCAAACGGTCGATTGGAATAAAGGTTCAACCTACCGCTACGACAAGATTTATATCAAAGCCTTCGATTTAGAAAAGCATCGCAGCTCCCGAACAGCAAACTGCATAAACCAAGAAGATTTACATTATTACGACCAGTTAATTGATTACTGCAAATCCAACGGTGTTATTCGTGAAGAGCACAGTTTTAAGCGCCCATTTTTACGCCGAAAAAACCTTTGTTTTTATGGACTGGTCACTGAGAAAGAATTCGAACCATATTTGCAAGATTTGGAGACGGCTATGAAAAGACTGGAAGTCACACACACTGAGTATGACACTGTAGCAGATCAATTAGTGGGCGAGGGTATTTGTAAATCTCGTCAATCTGCTAACGCTACTCAGAGCGTTTATCTACAGTGGCTTCATGGCCAAAGACTCAAACGCAATAGTCAATACTATGTTCATCGTTCTCGATTGCTTCAAATTGGTATTGATATTGCCGTCGATTTTGATGTTACTCGTCTACCTATTCAAATTCGCCGTCAAGAGGTTGTTGAAGTTCAGACTTTGCAAATTCCTGACTGGTACAGAAAACCACTGCTTGAATCGCTGCCTAAAGTTGTTGGTTTAGATATTCCAAGTATTCCGGCACATCACGATACGGATAATGTCATTCCTTTTGTCCACTCTTCACTCAAGAGAACGTCAGGGGGAGCAAACTTAATTTTTACAGATGAAGGATACAGATAATGCAAGTCATTTTTATTAGTGCGACACACCGCTTTGGAACATCATTTAAGAAAAGCCCTCGAGGAGTGCAATATGATATTTGTAACCTTGCTTATGGAGATCCAATTGAGCCTGTTAATTTACCGAACATGACTTTTTATGGTCACGGTGCTCAAGTTAAGGAAATTGGCTTAGCTAAAACTGCATTATCTAGTTTTGAGAATTTAAAAGTAGGGGATTTAATTGAACTTATTTTTACTCCCAATCCTGAAAATCCGAGAATGAATCTTGTGTCCGGTTTTAAGCCAGTAAAACAAGATTAATTAAGGTGGGTTTATATGGCTTTTTGCGTGGAAGTTACACAGGAGGGATTTTTATATAAATCTGAACTTCCACTAAATGAATGTTCGTCAATGGTTATTCAGACTGTTGATGAATATAAGGTAAATCAGCTTGAGTTAAATCCTATTGATATATCAAGTTTGTTTTTCTTTTCTTTTGGTCTTGTTCTGCTCTCATACAAATCAGCATGGGTAGTAGGCGTAATAAAAAGCGTTATTGGAAAAATATAGGAGTCAATCAAATGGAATCTACACCAAATATTATTGAACAACTTATGGGTGCTGTTGATACGACCACTCTTATTGCAACTGTAACATCAATCGGTCTTGTTGCTGTTGGTGTTAAGTTCGGTGAGAAAGGTATCACCTTCGTTAAGCGCCTAATCGGCAAGGTGTAATGCAGGTAGCAGTTACCGCCCTTCAATTTTATTCCGTAATATTATTTTTGGGCGGGTTGTGCGGAATAGCTTGCGTACTTGGTTTTAGGGGCTGATTAGCCCCTTTTTTTCATGGTGATTTATATGTGCAAAAAAATAACTGTTTATTTTATGGCCTTTTATGTTGCCTTTTTTCCTGTTCAAAAGGCTAGTGGTGTTGTTCCTCTTGTAGCGGGTGCCGTCTGGGCTATTGATGTTGCTGCTCCTGTTGCAATTAGATATTTAGCTTCTGAGATTGCTATTAGTTCGGTCGTTAAAGCGGTTCAAGTTTCTAACGCCTATTATTCTGCCACATCAACTTTATCTAATAGTAAGTATTTGAAATATTTTAAGAGTAAAGCTGCTCTTGGTGTTGCTGCTTTTGTTACTGTGCTAGATGCTTTGGGGTTGTATTTGTCTGATGATGATTTTTATTCATCCGACGAATCGACTGATGAACCTGGGGCTGCCGAAGCTGGTTATTTTTGGAGTTCTCCTGATGGTCGTTCTTCTTCGGCTTCTGGTATTGCTGACATTCGTATAGCGTCTCTTGTTTCTAGTAATCCCGATAATACATATATTTATTCAATCAGCTCGCAGAATGAGAAGGGTACTTCTATTAGGTATAGTTTTTATAGAGTCGATACTGATGCAGATGGCAATTCAAAAAACATTTATGTTAGTTCTCGTACTGCAAGTAAATATCCTTGCAGCAATTTGAAAAGTGATGAAAGTGATTTAATTTTTAGTTGTCAAGATGGGTTTGTTCCAAATTCTGGTGCAAAGGTCGATGATACTCAAGTAGAAACTCAGTTACTTGGATATTTATCAAACTTGGGAAGCTCGGATCAACTTCTTTATTTTGGTGATTCTGAAGGTGTTATTGATTCAGATTTAAAGGGTGATTTTGAATCAGATAATGTTCCTTTAATGCCTGACGGTTCAACTCCAATACCCAATATTGGAGATCCATCTTGGAATAATGCCCACTTAATAGCTACTGGTGTTGCTCAGTCTTCTGATTCTTCTTCTCCTGATTATGTATCTAGTGACGACTGGGATGAGGCCTATTATTTGGCTAATACGATTGCTAATGGTAATGACTATATAACAGGTCTTAATTCTGGTGTTGTAACAGTTCCTGATACTGACACCACTCCCGATACTGGTAGCAATACTGACGATGTTACTGTTACGGTTGATGTTTCTGGTGTTGAAAGTCGTTTAGATACCACTAATCAGTTAAGTCAAAGTATTCTTGATGAGGTTTCTCTGCTCAATAATGCGTCTGTATCTTTACAGGTCGCTCCTGAGGAGTCTGCGGCGGCTTCTTTTTGGCCTGTAAAATATGCTGATGGTTTATTAGGTGTTCTTAATAAATTTATTGAGGACATGAAGAGAACCCCTATTTTTGAGTGGTTAAATGAGTTTGTAATAGATTTGGGTTCTGGTTCTATTCCTGCATTTGATCTTTGTTTCAATGTAATAGCTGGTATAGATTTCGGCTGTTATACGCTTCAAGCTGATGCTTATATTTGGTCTGCCATTAAAGCCTGTATGATTTTATTTTCAGTTATTGTTTCTCGTAGAATAGTATTTGGTGGTTAATATGTTGGATTGGTTTGCTGAAAGATGGAATGATTTTTTAAATCTTTGTTTGTCTGCTCTATTATCTATATGGGATATGATAATAGATTTGGTTTGTTTTGTTTTTGAAGTGATTTTTAATTTGGTTGTCTCATTAGTTGATGGTCTTGGTGGTGTGTTTAGTAGTTTTGGTCTTCTTCAATATTTAGATATGCTTCCAGATGACATGATAAATGTCATGGCTTTAGTAGGTGCTAATGAAGCAAGTGCGATAATTGTAAGTGCTCTTATCATTAGGTTTATATTGCAGTTAATTCCATTTGTCAGATTAGGCTCTTAACAAAAAATTAAGGAAATATTATGTCTATCGCTTTGATTAAAGGTCGCCCTGGTGCGGGAAAATCATACGAATGTGTTGTACATCATATTCTTCCATCAATAAAAGACGGTCGTAAAGTCGTAACTAATATACCTTTGAATGTAGATCATTTTGCGTTTATTTATGGTGAACATGTTAGGGATCTCCTAGAAGTTGTTCCTTTTGATTTTGATGGTGGTCATCGTTATTTATCTGACCCTGAAGACTACAAAAAATATCAAGACTGGAAAAATGACAAAGGTCAGGGTTGTTTATTTGTTTTAGATGAATGTCATTTGATTTTTCCTTTGTCTGGTCGTGGAAAATCTCAGTCTGATTTGGCTGAAAAACAAATAGAATTTTTCTCAGGCCATAGACATTGGGGCTTTGATTTTATATTTCTTACTCAAAGTGATAGGAAAATAAACAGATTACTTCGAGAGGACATAGAAATATGTATTGAAGTAAGAAAAAATCGTGCCATGGGTGATAAATCATATAGGCGATATGTTTTTTATTATGGCGATGGTAAGAAAGGAGGCTTGATAGAACAGGGTAGTAGGGAGTATGAGGATAAGTTTTTTCCCTTTTATAAGTCGCACACAAAATCAGAAGGCGAAGTTACAGAAGCTAATATCAAGGACATGAAAAAATGGCATCAACATTGGGTTATTCGTATTCCATTGGTGCTTATTGTAGTTGGTGTGATTTTTTCCGTTAAGAATATTTCTAATGCTTTTGGTGATAAGCCTAAATCTGAACCAGTTGAAGTAGTGCAACAGTCTGCTAAGCCGGTTAGGAACGCGCCCGCTAAGCCTAGTTTTAAAGGACTTCCTTTTGGTGAATTTGAGATTTTTATCGAGGGTTATAGTGATAGTTCTTATGTAGATAAAAATGGTATATATCATGTTCAGAAGCAAGTCTATTTTTCTGCATCAAATTCAACAAAGTTTAGTGTTGATCTTAAACTAGATGATTTTTATCTCGCTGGTTATCAAGTTTCTGTATATGGGCCATGCATGGTCAGATTGACGTATGAATCTGCAACGAAACTAGTTTATTGTCGCGGAAAAGAACCATCTCAAGGTTCTGATACATCTTCAAGTGTTAAAGATCTCGTTTCTTTATAATAGGCGTTAACTTTTAAAAGGGGCCCCCACGCCCCGTGGGGTATTGTTTAAAAGTTAATACGCCGTTCTTTTCCAATTAGGCTCGATTTTTACTGCTATATGCTTGCATGTAGAGTAAAAATGAGCAGACAAGCATAGCGCGTCAGTCTAGGATGCTTTGTTGTAGTCGAACAATGATGCCAGGAGGAGCTATGAAGATTTTAGAGTACTTTGAAAATCACATTGTTGAATTTACTTACATAGCTACAATTCTTGCGATAGTGATTGCTATTTATTTAGGCTTCTTTTTTTAGCAAAATTATCAATGAGTTACCTTGTAAACACAAAATCCACAAGTGCGTATTATGT